GCGACCTGCCAGGCCCAAAAAGTGTAAATATTCTTGAATTATTAAAAAAACATTTTAATAATACAAGAATTTTAGATAAAAAAAGTATTCAATGGATAATAGAAGCTAAAAATCCATTTTAATTAAATAAAACTATAACAATTTTTAGAGCAATAATAAAATTTACTTTGTTTTTTATAAAAATCGTCTTGTAGTTTATATTTTTTATTGCACACATGACACTTTATATTTGTTAAATTATTAACTAAATATATTATGTCATCATTTAAAAGTAATATTTTGAATTTATAATTTTTTAATTTTAAAAACATTACAAAAATAATAGTAATAATATATTTATATAATTTATATAATTTATATAATGTATTATCTTGTGAATTTTTCCTCTATTTTTTTTATAAATAGTTCCAAGTTTGTGCTTAACAATGTTAAATTTGAACATAATGCTTTTAATGTATTTCTTTTAGTTCCTGACTTTTTATCATATATTAAATAATATTTACTAGCATGTGTTTCATGTTTTCTAATACTAATATATTTGGGCAAAACTATTGGATTTTTTTTATTTTGTGAATTATTAACTTTTTCCTCGCCTTCTATAACTTGTTCTATTTCATTTTTTTTATTACATATTTCATATTCTTCTTCGATAATTAATAACATTTTTTTTATTTCTTCTAATTTTTCTAATATATTTATTTTATTTGATTTAGATGATACATATAATTTATTCTCTATATTGTGAGGATGTTTTTCTATTTTAAAATATTCTCTATAGCATTTATTTTTTTGGTCATAGCATTCTTTATAATAATTAACATAAATGGGTAAATCATATTGCTGTATATTTTCCGGCAATTTTATAGCGTTGTGCTTTCTTTCTCTCTTACTATCTTCTTTTTTTATCATTATATTTGATAAATCAGTCATTTATATTAAATTAATACATTAAAATACTACAGATTTTGTTAAATATAACCAGAAGAAAATTCCAACAAATGCTTTGGCAGTCAAATCTAACATGTTATATCCTATCATTTTAGTTGCTTCATTTAACTGATAAAATACACCATATAAAGACCATAATCCTATGTATAACCAAAATATTAATTTAGATTGATATGTTGCTTTTGAACATGTCATAAAAAGTTTCCATAGGGTGCCAAATGTAAAAAAAAAGAATATAAAACCTATAAAGTTTGCTAAATTTCTATTAAGCAAACCTATTTCTCCGCTATATCCAAAACCCAACATTAAAAAATTAAAAAATATGACTAATAAAAATGGTTTAATTCTAACTGGTATTTTATTTTCGTAACCTAATAACATGGAAAGCGCCAATAACATAAAAGGAGTGGTAATTACCCAATCCGAATAACGCATATTATTAATTTTTTCTAAAGGAAGATTATCAATAGAATCGTTATTATCATCTTTTATAGATTCGTCTTTTTTTGTTTTATCTATTTCGACAATAAATAATCCATAAAAATAACTAGCAATAATCGAAATACATGTTTCTAAATTCAAAATATGACGGACTTGTGGAATAGGACTTCGTAATGCTTCAATAAATGTAATTACTGATGTAGTAATTAAAAAAATATATGTAATATAAAAACTATTAACCACTAAGGATGTTTTCATAAGTTCTGCTTATATATTTTAAAATATATATTTATAAGCACCAAAGTTTTATTATTTTATAAAAAAAATAAAACTTTAATTGAAATTGAAATAAGCATGTTATTTAATTCGAGTAAGCAAGACCACCCATACCCGACATAATGCGGAGAACGTTGTAGTTCACAGCATAAACTCTTACTTTAGCAGTGCTTACACCGGATACAGTAGCATTAGATAAAACTAACTGTAAAGTAGCATTGTCAATTCGTGAGAAATTGCATGTGCCAGATGGCTGATGTTCTTCAGGTCTTAAAGCAAACGAGTAAACATTAATACCGGTGTCTGGCGCACGAGTGTGGTGCTGGAAAGGTTGAACTAAGTCAAAATATGTGCCTTCACGCTCGGAGAATCTGTCTTGACCATTTAATTGTAATTTGGCAACAACAACTGGATTTTCACCCCAGCAGTGCATATCTAACGCAGTTTCGGCTAAAACGAAAGTGCCAGCATCCGAAACACCCGACTCTGAAGCATTAGTAGCACCACCCCATCCATTTGTACCGCTTGCCAAAACATCATTAGCAAATGGATCTTGGAACATTCCACTAGCATTAATAAAAGCATTGCTAGTAGCACCGGTTCCAGATGTAGAAATTGCATTTTTACCGCCAAAAGCATGAACCGCGTTTGGTAAGGCATCATATGCATCGGTGTAGTTGAACGGTTGAGCACCCAATAGTTTATTTAGTTCGGTACCAGTTGTTATTGAAGAACAATAATCAACATTCGAATCTGGTTGAACGACCCAGATTAATTCTTTGCAAGGATGATTTAAATTTAATTTAATTTTATTTGATGACGAACCGACCGATTCATCGCCTGTGAACTGTAATTGTTCAATTAAGTATTCGTGTGGGTTTTGTGCCATACGTCTGCGTTCGTCAGTATCTAAGAAAATGTAATCAACGAATAAAGATGCCGCAGCTAAAGATTGTTTGTATGCGCTAATAACTTTTTCACCAGTTCCATCAAGTCTATCTACAGCCCATAAGCATTCTTCAATGTTGCGAATGTCTAAATTAATTTTTACTTCGTGGTATTGTAAAGCAATTAAAGGTAGAGCTAAACCAGGATTACGGCAATACCAGAACTGTAATGGAACATATAGGGTTGTCTCTGGAAGCGCTCTGCGTGGAGCACAAACTTGACGAATGCCATCAGCAGAGCAAGGACCATCAACTTCGGCGAAGTCTGGATCACAAATATAGGTTAATTGAGTAGTATTACCAATCATTTTATAGTATCCGCGTTCTTGTTCTTTTGATAAAGTTAATTGGCACCAGATATGCATCCAATCACCGTATTGACGGTCAATTCTTTGACCACCGATTTCAACTTCTACTTGTGAAATTAATTGCTCGCCTGGGAAATCTAACCATCTGGCATATACATCTTCGCCTCTTGTTGCGGAAGTATTACCTAAAGATTGGCCAATTTCAGGAAGAGTAATCTGTAAGTAAGTGCGGTAAGCTAAATCACCATTACGTGAAATGGTGCATGTAACGCGGCGACCAAAATCCGCTTGACCATTAAAAGTTTGTTCAATTGATTCCATCGCAAAGTTGGTATGACGACGGTAAGTTACTTTCCAAAAGGTAATTTGAGGATTACCTGTTAAATAAACATCTTGAGCGCCATAGGCAACTAATTGCATTAATCCACCAGCCATTTTTTTATAATATTCCTAAAGAAAAAAATTTTTTGTAAATTAATTTAATTAATTAATTAATTTAATTAAATTAAATTAATTAATTAAAAATATTATCATATAAATTTTTACTACATTAAAAATATAATCTCTAGTAAATGAAAAAATTTAATGCTATTAAAACTACATTGGATAGCAAACATAATGAAATAATAAAATCTTTCAAACATAATGAAGAAGTAGTTATTCCTAAATATCTAAAACAAATTGATAAACTTGAAGTTATGTTAAATAAATCAAAAAATAAATTGGAAATAGTAGATAATATTAATAAGTATAAAAATTTAATAAAATCTCTCAAGAATAAAGAAAAGAATTATTATCTAAATAATTCTAGATACATATTTGATTATTTTGAAAATAAAAAGAATATTTCTACTAATGATACATTTGAGAATTCAGACAAAAATAATATAGTAAAACAATTTTTTTCATTAAATATTTCAGATGAATCAAACAATACTATAAATAATGAAACAAATAATGCTAAAATAACAGATGAAAATTATATTAAAACAAGCAATAATAATTTTATTGATAAATATTTCAACAATATTGATTCTAAATATTTAAATTATGATAAATTTATTTATCCATCAGATATATGTAATGTATGTAAAAGAGGAGAAATGGTATACGTAGAAAGTGAAGGAATGTCTATATGTAGTAATTGCTCTAATAGTATTAAATATTTAATTGAAATAGATAAACCTTCTTATAAAGAACCACCAAAAGAGGTATGCTTTTATGCTTATAAAAGAATAAATCATCTAAAAGAAATATTAGCACAGTTTCAAGCAAAAGAAAGCACAAATATACCTGATGAAGTATTTGAAAATATTAAAAATCAAATCAAAAAAGAACGTATAAGTCTTAATGACTTAACAAATAAGAAAACCAAAGAAATATTGAAAAACTTGGGTTACAATAAATATTATGAACATATTCCATTTATAAAAGATAAGTTAGGAATAAGACCACCAATAATGAGTGCAGAACTTGAAGAAACATTGTGTAATTTATTTATGGAATTACAAAAACCTTATTCTAAATATTGTCCTAAAGATAGGGTTAATTTTTTAAACTATTATTATACATTATATAAATTATGTGAATTGTTAAATGAACGCAGTTTTTTACCGTATTTTCCTATGTTAAAAGATCGTGAAAAACGCATAGAACAAGACCAAATATGGAAGAAAATATGTGAAGATTTAGGGTGGAAATTTATTCCTATACCATAAATTTATACCATTAATTTATACCATTAATTTATACCATTAATTTATACCATTAATTTATACCATAAATAATAATAATAATTATATAAATATTATTCATAATTATAATTATTATAGTTATTATAATAATTATGAATAATAGACCATCTTGGGATGAATATTTTAAAAGTATTGTTAATTTAACTGTTTCCCGCTCTTCTTGCGAACACCTTCAAGTTGGTTGTTTATTTGTAAAAGATAATCGCATTATAGCACAAGGTTATAATGGTTATATTGCTGGATGTCAACATAAAATGATTATAAAAGATAATCATAATATTGCTACTATTCATGCAGAACAAAATACAATTACTGATTGTGCAAAACGAGGAGTTAGTTGTAATGAATGTATAGCATATATTAGTCATTATCCGTGTTATAATTGTATGAAACTTATGGTTTCAAGTGGTATTTCAAAAATAAAATATATAAATGATTATAAAAATGAC